CGTCTACTTTAGACTAACAACATAATCATTTAGTCAGCGTGGGGGATAATTGTTACAATTTTACCGTAAACCCCTAATCCTAGTGGACGCTGGTCAGGTTCTAATCTGACCAACCACGTACATATTCTAGGTATATACACAAATTTACACACGCTAAGTTCCCAAAACATTCTAGTGAACACCCAAGAGCATCATAATGTGCTCCCGATTTGCCCTACTAGAATCCATTTTGATTATGGGTCGGATATCTTTAAAAGACTGATGCCACAGCTTATACCACTCCAACGGTTTCACCTCTGGCCTATTCATCGCTTGATGATAGGTTGCTTTCCAGAGAGTTGAATTATGGTATAGCCTCTTCCTACTCGCTCGCTCCGCGATCGCTAAGTAGTCAGCATCAGCGTTATTGAAGAACATGGGAAGAGTGAACGTTCTCCAGAAATACTCAATAGTATCTGTATACACTCTTTGATTTTCAATCTCTAAATCCACCTTCGAGCCACCTTCAGTTTCCAAAACCTGAAAGTTTACTTTACGCTCGTCCCTATTCATGCCAGCTTGACTCATGAGAAAGTCCTGGCGCCTATTGACTAGTTCATCAAAGATACAAAGCTTATCTGTTGCCATGTTCTTCGGTTTTAACTCCATATAGTTTCGGAATACTATACTGGCAGCCTTTAACTGCAAGTCAGGGATCAACTTTTGTGGTTCAAAGCCCACAGCCAATCCTAGGCCCCCCAACCATGCGGGGATGTAATAAGGTATACCACTAAGTTCTGGTGACTGAAGATACTTGTTGTGATAGTGTCGAAATAAGAACATGAGTTCATCACGCATAAACTCAAATCCCCGCACTAATTCCATAGAACACATGCCCATCCTAGAGCATGCGCCAACAAGATCTTGTCTATCACTGATACACAAATCAGGACCTCCTTCTGATCTAACCATACCTTTCATCAAGCCAAAATTGACAAATGGGACTTCCAAGTATTTACACTCGAAATAATCTCCATCAATTTCTTGATAAGAAGTCAGTAGAAAACTCCTTGAATTCATTTCTATAAATTCACGAGAAGTAAAGGTCTTTCCAACCGAATTAAATAGACCGACCATAGCACTACAGCCGACCCAGTGATCGAAGTTCTTTATTGGGAAACAACAATCATCACCGTTAATTAATCCGGGGAACTCTGAAATTGGTATCGAACAACCCCTGTCCAATTCAAGGGCCTTTCTGCACACAGCAAAATTAATGATACATAAGATAGAAAAGGATAAAATCTTACCCATAGGCTGTGCCTCTCTCTGAGAGGCCGAAATCTTTCCAACATCAGGAGTCTCATACTCCACGATACAATCACACAATGACCTAACTGCAACCTTCGTGTATAACTCATCCAAACCCAGATGTGAACATATCTTTTCAATGCACACTCTAGTATAAGAACCAATCATCATATTCGTTGCGTTATCATAGTCACCTGATACAAACACTTCATCTTTCCATAACCTCCTCATTACTAACTCAAGATGTTTATTAGTTAAGGGAGTTCCTGTTACAGCAAATACAGCGTGTTTAAGTAAACACCTCGCTAGAAACTTTTGAAGTGGCTTGAGTAACCACGTCTCTAACGCACAAGGTGTAGTGATACCTCTCACTTTGAGAGCCTCCTTCAGCCCAATCGGTCTTATAATGGAGGGTTCGCTTAATGCTCGTTCGCATAATTCTGGGATGTCCAAATCAGTACCGAGATTGAAGGGATTTATATCTTGTTCGATATATTTCACTGACTTCATCTCACCATTACTCCTAATACTTCGATCTCCCTCATCCTTGGTATCAATTGCTTGACAACAAAGAGGATTTGGATCTTCATAAGGATTGTAATGATCTTCAGGAACTGGGTCATAAAGCATTCCATACTTTACTTCCGCTGAAGGTTCCCGAGGATACCTTGGTACAACCTCTTTCACAATAGGCATATGACCACCGTTATGTACATTATTCTCAGTACAGGAAGAGAGGGAAGGTGATAGATTAAATTCTGGGAGAAATATTTCATTCCCCAAAATCTCCACTACCGCCTTCTCCACTTCACTCTCCATGCCTCCCACATCTATGTCCAGATAAACTGGCTTAGCTTTGGGTGTCGTGAAAAGCTCGAAAGTTTCTAAACAATTGACAATACAATCATTATCAGAAACCCTGGGAGCTCCTTTCTTTACGCCACGACAGATACTGTCTACAAAAGACATGTACCAAAACCTCCTATCGAGATTGATCTGAGTCTCTTTCAACCCATGGATCCAATCCGTATGGTCCTTGTTCAGAAGGACCCGATAGTTGTCCGGCAACAATAAGGGATTCTTAGGTAAAACCGTCGAACCTTTGGCCCATGCTGCAAAAGCCGCCAACTTGAACTTGACAACTTTCATCCAACGAGAGACTACAAACTTCTTATTTTGAATAATCTTCTCTGAAGGCAACTGGGCGGTTTGACAGGCATAACTAAGCCACGTCCTCACCATTTGTGAACGAATCTGCTTCTTTGGAATGTTATAACCGTAGAGTAAACTTACTCGATACAGATCTACAACAACTTTCCAAACAGCTTCAAATTCTTCAAGAAGAAACCCATCTCTGGTAAAGAAGGTATTACGTGTCCAAACACTGTTGACCGACCTTTCTTTCATTAGATATCTGACCTCACCAACATTGGGTGGATTTTCCCCAATATCAGTGACCGCAGCACTACCTTTACATGGATATCGTGACCTAACCCTGGCCACCTCATCACCCAGGACACTTGTCCTGTCGATAAGATTTACTTTCATGAATGACTCTAGATAGGATTTACTATCTATGTCATCCTGACATCCATCTTCATTAACCACAGTCTGTTCTGTGATTTGAACACCTTTTAGAGGATCGTGAAGATCCAATGAAGCCGCATTGATTTGCGATACTTCAGTGAAAGGTAGCTCATCCATAGAGATACTACAGACAAGCGTGTTACCTGATAGCCTTTCAGGAAACGTGCCCAGGGCCAGTTCAACTGAACCCCTGTTTGTTTGATTCTGCATTTGCACCGCAGTTTCGTTAGTAATGGAATTTTCCA